ATGCTGACAATAAAACAGATAGAAGCGGCCAAGCCGAAAGAAAAATCATACCGGTTGTCAGATAGTGGCGGGTTGTTCCTTTTTATCTCAAAAGGCGGCGGAAAAATCTGGCGTTTCCGGTATCGCAAAGATGGTAAAGAGCAAACACATGTCATCGGCTCATATCCGGAAATATCATTAATAGAAGCCCGTAAGCTTCACGCCTCAGCAAAATCAATCCTTGCCACCGGTGGATCGCTGGAAACAAAGAAAGAATCATCACAAGAAGAAAGCATCATAACTTTTGAAAGCGTTTTCCGTGAATGGTACGAGTTCAAAAAGGAGGTGTGGTCTGCCGGTTACAGAAAAGAAATGCTATCCATGTTTAATGATGATGTCTTACCGATTATTGGAGAGGAAGACATTGCAACTATAGATCCGCTACGTGTTGTAGATGTGATACGCCACTTCGAAAGCCGTGGCGCAATGGAAAGAGCGAGCAAAGCCCGCCGTCGCTGCGGGGAGGTGTTCCGGTATGCGGTTATAACAGGTCGCTCTAAATATAACCCAGCCCCTGACCTGGTTGATGCCGAACGCGGTTACCGGAAAAAGCACTACCCATTCCTCACCAAAGAGCAGATACCCGCATTTAACAAAGCGCTATCGACTTTCTCAGGAAGTGCTATCAGCAAGATAGCCACGCAGGTGTTGCAATACACTGCGCTGAGAACCAAAGAACTCCGCTCTATGCAATGGTCAGACGTCGATTTTGAAAACAGGGTTATCACCATCTCTCCCGAAGTGATGAAAAGCAGAAAGCCCCATGTCGTTCCGATGTCAAATCAGGTCGCCGCACTGATGGAGCAAATTAAGCCTATGACATCAGGAATATCAGATTTGGTCTTCCCAGGGAGAAATGACAAAAGAAAGCCAATAAGTGAAAATGCTGTATTACTGGTGATCCGGCAAATAGGTTTTGACGGAATAGCAAGCGGTCACGGATTCCGGCACCAGTTCAGCACTATACTTAATGAAAACGGATTTGACCGTGATCTGATAGAGCGCCAGCTTGCTCACGTTGACCGTAACGCAATACGCGGCATCTATAACCACGCCGAATACCTTGGTCAGCGCAGAAATATGATGCAGTGGTTCGCTGACTATATTGATGAAATCTCAAAGTAACAGGTAACCAACATGTACAACATAGCCAACCTGCCGCAAGACGAAAAAGACAAAATTAATGCCGATTTAGCCGCATCCGGTATCGCGTACAAAGAAAGACTCGGACTGCCGTATGATCTGTACGAAACAGAAAACCAGCAGCCCGAGCATTTACGCCAGCACTTCAGAGAGAGGCTGGAGCACTACAGGGAGATCGGGAAAAGGCTTCCGCGTGGGTTCGAGTATGAGAAGGAGTGATGTCATTCATGCTGACCAACCGGCACTAAACTGGTAAACTTGGCTTAAGTGTAACAATAACAAACGAATTAACGATTCATGAAACCAAAATCATTTAGAGAAGATATCAACGGACTGAGAGCTATAGCTGTACTTTCTGTTCTTATTTTTCATTTTAATCCGTCTTACTTACCTGGTGGATTTGTCGGTGTTGATGTTTTCTTTGTCATATCCGGATTCTTGATGACGTCCATTATATTCAGAGGTATAGGGAATAATAGTTTCTCAACGTGGAATTTCCTTAAGGCCAGAGCGAAACGCATTGTCCCGGCACTTACCACTGTAATAATTATTTGTCTGTTGTTCGGATATTTATGCTTTGATGTTATTTCATACAAAATACTAGGGCAGCACTCAGCAGGAAGCTTGACATTTATATCGAACTATATATACCAATATGAATCTGGTTATTTCGATGAGTCATCTCGCAATAAGGTCTTGCTTCATACCTGGTCTCTATCTGTTGAATGGCAATTTTACATTATATATCCAATTATTTTATCTATATTAAGTAAGTTTATATCTATAGATAAATTAAAAGCAACCGTGCTTTTTCTTATGCTGGCATCTCTTTTGTGGTGTATTTATATCTCGCAAAAAGACCCTGTATCATCATATTTCATGATCTATTCAAGAGCATGGGAAATGATGCTCGGAGGACTGGCATTTTTATACCCAATAAATACCAGTGATAGAATAAGAAAAATTATAGAAATAATTGGACTATTATTAATAGCTATATCATTTTTTATTGTCAACGAAACAATGTCATGGCCTGGCTATTATGCTGTGATTCCTGTGATTGGCGCATATTTTTGTATTCTTTCTGGCAATAAAAAAACAATTCTTTCTTGGAGGTTAATCCAATACACTGGTTTGTGGTCATATTCCATTTACTTAGTTCACTGGCCTGTTTTGGTTTTTCTTGGCAGATTTGATATACAGCCTCCATTCATATTGTATTTATCCGGAGTTTTTCTTACTTCACTTGTAATTTACCAATTGGTCGAAAAGAAGAGAGATTACCATTATGGCATGCTTTTAATTTACATTGCTACACTAGCCTTCTCACTGGTAATTTATTTTAACGGAGCAGACTGGCGGCTTACCAACAAACAGTATGGTATGAACAGAAACGAATTTAGAAAGAACTATGAAGGGCACCTATGGATGCATTCAAAAGAAACCATAGACTATTTCAACGCTGATGAAAATGATTTTGATTACATAGTTCTTGGGGATAGTCACGCAAGACATTATTATGCTTACTTCAAGGATAGCGGATTAAAGGTTGCGTCATTAGCAACCGACGGGTGCAAAGTAACTAAAAACTTCATGACACCTATCGATTATTCAGAAAACATAAAAAACATATGTACTAATCGATACAAAAAAGCGGTTGATTTTATCAATTCACATCCAGGTAAAAAAATAATATGGATGCAAGCGTGGTACTCTGGTCGCGTCGGTGAACCGCTGAGAAAAGATGTTGATAGCGAAAACAATTTCGTTAGTGAGATTGGTTATTTTCTTGATGATATAAAATCATCAAACTCGAAACTATATATAATTGGTGATACTCAGGGCAGCAAAAAAATAATGTACCAATGCCTAGCAAGCAAAGACCTGCCTATCAACAGACTATTCACAAAGTGTGAAGAATTTCAAGAATTTAAACCATTCAAAATAAATGAAAGGTTTTCTTCCCTTGCTGATTCACGTGATGATGTTGTATTTATTGACCCTTCCCCAGCTCTTTGTGACGATGAGAAGTGTAAGGTATTGGACGGTGATGAACCTGTGTATACAGATAATTCACACCTTACAATAAAAACATCAAAAATCGTTGGTGAGTATATTTTCGATAAAATTAAATAACAAAATAAAACCTCCCCTCAAAAATGGGGAGGTAAATTACATCATGAAACAAACCACTTAACGCCTGCGTAATGTGTTGGAGTACCAACGCAATTGATCTGGATTGCACCATCAAGTATTGCCGCAATATATGGTGTTTTTGATGCCGCATTTTCATTTATTGAAACCATGCTTATGGTTGACCATGTTCTTATATTTGGGTTTGTTATTTTAACTGGCAAAGTTTCATTACTTATTTTAACGACACCCTGTCTTGCATATGATGAGTTGAATACAACATTAACACCAGATACATTTTCTTCACTGCCGACCCACTTCGTAACCGCTCCTGTCAAATCAATATCTGAAAGAACCAACCTATCCGCTGCACTTTGTTTTGATATCCCACTTGAGCAATTGCTAGTATTCATTCCAGATACTTTCACATTTGCACCAAAAAGTGATAATGCGACATCGCAAGAATCTGCGAAAAAGTTCGAGACGTAAATATCAGTTGACCCAGCGGATATGTTTATTCCTCTGTTTTTTGAACCTATGACAGACACGCCAATAACCTGAACATTTTTAGACCCATTTGAAATTGAAACACCGGCACTGTTTGCATTTACTGGGTCATTTACATTTTTCACAACAACCCCACTGACTACAGTGCCATCAGCGGGTTTATTAGGATGCCCTAAATTCAATCCATTTGAATAGCGAACAGTATCAACATTAAGGTTGCTAACTATAGAGTTTGTACTGTCACAGCCAACTGCTGATGCACCTGTGTTGTATGAGGTTATGTTAGAAATACGATTGTTATTACCATGAACCTGCACTGATGAGTAGTTCTTGCATCGAGTCCCTCCATCTTCACCATATGTAGATGAGGCATTCACTGCGCTGACTGATGATCCGCTAACATTACGAAGAACAACCCCTTCTAATCCCCAATTTCGCAACTTAATTACATCAATGTTATGATTCACCCCACCATCAATAAGTAGCGTACAATCATCAACTGTATAATTTGCTTCTTCAATAAAATTATTACTTAAATATATACCTTTCACAGCGCTTGAATTGCAATTTATAAAGTGAATTAACCTCATTCTGGATGATGAAACATTTTTTTCATTACCATCAATCCGACCATGCCCTTCAATGGTAATATCATCAACTCCTGTCGCTGATATCAGAACACATAAATCAGGGCAGTTACGATCTGCATAAACAATACCATCGATTCTGATTGTCATGCTTTTTGTTAAGACAATCGGCTCAATATAAATTTCAGTGTTTTCGTCAATATGAACAAAATTATTAAAATCAATGCATTTTGTCAGAGCATCGGTATCACTGTTTTGGCCTTTGAAGTTTTTGAAATTATGTAGCGGATAGCCATTTAGCAGGCCGCAGCAGAGCCAGTTGCTATCCGGTGACGAACCCGGTGTGATGGTTACAGGGTGTGCGCCTTTGTAGACATAGAAAAATCCATCACCAGCAAGCGCGGCCTCTTTGTCTGAATCAAGAATGCCACCGTCAGCAAATGACGCTTTTCGCGCAATAGTGAGGCGACTGTAATCAGCGTACACAGTATTACCAAACGATGAACCTACGAGTTTGTCGCCGCCCTGCGCACCTAATTCCTGCCGCAACTGATCAGGGTCGTACTTCAGCACATTCGGATAATAGAACTGCTGCGCACCGTATGAATCATACACAGCCATAGAGTGGCCTTGCACAGTAACGAACTTGGCAATCTGTCCGTTATATACCGGATAGCCAGCTTGGTTAATAATCAGAGGCTGAGAAGCAGGAACGTGCGTTCCATCTTCGTTTTCAAGATACACCTGAATTTGGTTTTCAGGTATGGTGGGATCGGTGTCAATTTTCCCGATGAATACCTTCCCGTTACTCGCCGCCTGAAATTTGCGTGCAAGCGTGAATAACTGCGAAGGCATCGAAACGACGACATTGGGGATAATATCTGACATTGCTTTCTCCAAGCATAAGTAGTCGCATCAGACTATGATGTGATTTTTTAATTTAATAGGAGTGCGATATGAACAATAACAACTACGATGCAGACGAATTTGCGTCACTAATAATCAAGGTTGCTATTGCTTTTGCGGTAATAACATTTTTAATTAAATATATTTAGCCATCCGTGGCTAATGCTCACTTGGATTTTTCTCCCTGCATCACTGCAGTGGTGGCCTGTGATATCTGAGAGATAAGGCGATCATATGCTGTGCTACCCTTTGGGGTGTTCGCCAACCTAAGCATCATGTTACGTATCGGCTTGCTTTCATATACTCTAGCAAGCCCCCCATAAGTGGCAAACGCGGCAGTTAAAGCACCGCCATTCCCCAGCACGTCAGCTGCCACTCCCGTCGGTATACCAACCTGCAAAAGCTCCTGCCCGGTAGGGGTAACCGTACCAGCTCTGGATGCCCTTTGTGTCTGCTCAAGGTATTTTTTCAGCCCATTCAGATATTGCTTCTCGCTACCTTTAAACAGGATACCTGTCTGCGCTGAAAGCCGGTTTATTTCATTCAGGAACTTCTCCGGACTGCCGCCTGATTTCTCATAGGCTTTGCCGATAACAGACGCTCTGGCCGCATTCCTTCCGCGACTGTCGAGTGATCTGTATAGTTGCTGAACCTCACTTTTCTTATTGCTGAAAAGGAGATTATTGGCAACTTCCGGTGTGATTTCGCCTTTCTGCAGAACGGATTTAAGGCGCGTATTATTCACCACCTGAGCCTCATGAGCGTATGCCGCATTAGCCTGGCGATAACGATCTGCCACTCTGGCGCCAAGGTTATCAGACACGGACTGATTAATGTCTTTTGACATAGCGTCATACACGCGGTTAACCGCACCTTGAGACTGAGAAGGCCACACCATGCGGTCACCTTTAACATCCTGCCTGAACTGCGTTCTCAGATCTCTCAGCAGGCTAAAATCAGCGCCTTTCACCAACTCATCACGATAAGTCTGTAATTTATTGATGGTCTGAGTGTCAGCTGCACCACCAAGCCGTGTCAGTCGACTAATTTCATTGTCGATAGCGGTGATAGCTTGCGTTGGGTTTATAGTGCCTACTGACCGCATGGCAGAGTCTACCTCAGACATGCGCTTACCTGCAGCCTGTTTAACCTTGCTGGTCTGCCTCTGAAGGCTCTGAACCACTTCATCAGGTGATGGAGCGGCAAAACTTTCCGAGTATTCCTGAATCAGCTTGCTCCTTGCTTCCTGCTGATTTCTGCGTAGTGATCCGGTTCCGGTAACTGGTATTTTCTCAGCCAGTGCCTGAGCTGAACGACCAGAGAACGTGCCAGGCTGAACAGCATCAGTGGTCATCAGCGGGGCATTATTAGCATCGGCAAACTTAACTGCCTCTGCCGCCTCCGGTGACATCTTTCCTTTTATTGCCCGAGCCGCAGCGCCGACAATATTTTCAAATGCCTTGCCGCCGGTGCCGAGAACACCAGATAATCCAACCTGAAACGGGTCAATGTCGGTTCCGCCCATGTAACTTGTGGTGCCCTGAATTAATGCATCTGTGCCGGCCGCGCGAAGACCGGCACTGACCAACCCTCCTGCACGTCCAGCCGGTGTGAATGATGCTGCTGTTGCTACTCCGGATGCTACATCTTCAGGTGACAACCCCGGCTTGTTAAGTGAGTATCTCCTCTCAGGCAAAGAAATTATTTTTTCTCCATTTTCACCATCAATAACCACTCCGCCGCTTTCTTTTGCCACCCTCTCTGCCATCTCTGCAAGTTCAGGTATCCATCCCATTTCAACAACTCGCTTATCCGCAGGTAGGGTAACAATCGCATTCCCTTTTACATCGTATGAAATTGTCGCCCCCATGTTTTTCAGCATGATTTCCTGATCCTGCTGATTACCCATCATCTGAGCCCAGGCAACTTTGGCGGCATCTTTTGTCATGGACTTCATTTCTGGCGCATCAGATATTGATGGAAGGTTTTCAATTTCTGGTGTCATGCGGCTCTCGCCGGTAACCATGTCTTTCACATTAGCCCAAAATCCTTCCGGCTGCTGCGCTTCCGGCTGCTGCACCGGAGCAGGCTGCTGCTCTTGCTGCACTGTCTCAACCGGATATGCAGTGTAAAACTGCTGCTTTGCCTCATTCACAGCTTCACCCGCCCGCGGGGCAACAACGTCATTAAAGTATTGCTCCTGCGCTTCAGCTCTTTGCTGAGGTGAAAGAGCTTGATATTGCTGAGAGGCAATAACGTCTCTCCATGCCTTAGCCATTAATCACCCCATAATGATGAATATCCGGATTGCTGCTGAGCCGGTTGCTGTTTTGATGGCGGCTTGCTGCCACCGACATCCGCGTTGTATTGCTGGTTATAGTTGTTGGTGTATTCCTGAATTTCCGCCAGCGACTGCTTCATGGCGTCCGGGCTTGAGTAGTCCATCTGCGGCATACCCTGGAAATACATTTTTGCCTCTGCCACGGTGTTAATACCACTCGCCCCCATATCGCGAGCGGCTGCAATACCTTGGTTCTGCATTCTCCCCTGTACGCGCTGGGCGGCGGTATAAAACTGGCGCTGCTCTTTGCCGTTCCACCGGCTGCGGTAATCAGCACCCACCGCCGGAGCACCAACACCGCCGGAAACGCCCGTCATGAAGTCCAGTTGTTCAGGATCAGCATTGAGAATGGCATCGATGTCTTTCTTCATGGCATAGTTGGTTGCACTCGCTGATGAGCTTGCAGGAGCTGCTATCGAGTTCGCTGGCACTCGCACGGTGTTGCCGTTATTGTCTATCCCTTCGTAATATGCGTTGGCTCCGGCTCCGTGAACCTTGCCAACAATCCCGACAGTGCGTCCATCAGAGAGCTGAACCGTTCGCTCCCCTTCTCCGCCACCGGAAGACATTGATCGCCGCATAGCCATATCCTGACCACGTCGGGTGGTTGATGCTGATATATCCTGACCGCGTCTCGCTGTTGCCGCGCTGATATCCTGACCACGGCGGGTGGTTTCGGCAGAAAGCCGGTTACCTTCTGCGGTAATGTCCTGCCCTCGCATGGTTACTTTGCGATTCTCTTTATCGCCAATAACATCAAAGTATTTTTCAGGAGTGAGTGCACTCATGCCGATGGTGTCAGCCAACTCAACTGCACCTTTCGGGTCAGCCTTAGCCAGGCGCTGCGCTTCTTTCGGGTCAATACCGAGACGCATCAGTTCAGCCGCGTTTTTGGCAACGAACTGATCACCTGTTCCGGCATTGACTGCCATGCGAAAGTTTGCGGCCACATTACCGAGTGATTCGCGGGTGTCGGCGGAAATACCTTCCATGCCTTTCCCGATCTGCTCATTCATTTCCGGGAATTCTGCGAACAGTTGACGCATGGATGAAACGTCGCCGTCTGCTCTGGCTGCACCGTACTTCTGAAGAAAGTCGCTCTGTCTCTGCGCCTGCTGGTCTGCCTGGTACATTTGCGCGACACCATACAATCCCTGCAATCCCTGTAATACAGGGTTATTGGCACCTGACCGCTGAATGTCATTATTCTCACGGATTAACGACAGTGCTGTGTTTGCGTCGGTTGCGCGGGGCGCGTTGCTATTCACCCCGCCAATTCCTCCGAGAAGACTTCCGGCAATACCGCCCTGATTCCACGTTGCCATAACTCCCCCTTAAAACAGACTGCCGAGTAACCCAAGGCCAGCACCAATACCGGCACCCCACGGAGTTGACATACCGAGAGCACTTGCAATACCACCGCCAAGCATAGCCCCTGATGCCCCACCGCCTATCGCTTGCTGGAAGCCTGAAGGGCGGTTAGCATTAGCTGCTGCTAAAGCAGCTTGCTGCTGATACAGAGAGCCCATATTGTTAGCGTAGTTCTGCCCGGCGTTTGCCTGCCCCTGTAACGCCCCGAGACCGATGTTTGCCAGATTCTGCGCGCTGTTCATCTGGTCGCCAAGCCACGCCTGACCGAGCGACGGAGCGATAGCCGCAAGTTGGTTGCCGGTCGCTGTTGAACCGAGACCACCTGTCGCTTCAGCTGCATTCAGTGCCTGATAACGAGCCTGGTCGGCCTGCTGCTTGTACATATCTGAGCCATAGAACCCCTGTAACGCTTTGTTCTGGCCTTCAAGGGTAGATAGCCCCTGCATGGTGTTAACATACTGCTCAGCAAGTGGTGTGAATGGCTTCAGATTGTTCATAATCATGTTCCATTGTTCACGCTGAAGCTCGGTTTGCTTATTGATAGCATCCGCCTGCGCTTCACCACCACCGCCCCCACCGCCTCCTTTTCCGCCTTTTTCAGGGAATAGAGGTTCTTCACCGGCAATCTTTCGTGCCAGTTTAAAAATATATCCGGACATAATTATCTCCGCTGATTACTGAGGAATTCGGTTAATTCTTCACGGGTTGCTGAGTAGAAAGTGACGTCATCAACGCCTTTGAAATACTTTCTGATGGTGCCCACACGGCCAAGTCCGATACTTGCACAGTACATCTGGCCGTGGCGGAATTTACGCGCAGCAAATGATGTCACGCACTGGACGTAAGTTGATGAGAGGATGAACTGCCAGAATGCCAGGCCAATATCTTTGCTGAACCCCCTGGCCTCCGGAAGATACATAGCGTGACACTCGAACGTCATCGGCTGCACTTCTTCGTAATACACGATGCCGCCGAATTGTCCGTGCACGTCAACCTCAAAGTGTCTGCGCTCCGGTTTATAATCGAACCCGTCCCCGTTGTTGCTCCCGGCAATAATGTCAGGGTGATTACCAACGGCCTCAATCAGGTCGATATTCCTCGTTGGTTTGAATGTGATCATGATTACCTCAGTCAATCAGTCCGTGTGAGCGCATGGCATCTTCAAGGGCTTTTATACGTTGTCGTGCAGCAGTAAGACCGGAAGCCATCGCCTGCACTTCTGATTGCGTGTATGTGGCACTTACCGTGTATGCCTGGCCGGCATTAAACGCACCTTTCAGAGCCGAACCTGTTGCCGCAGTGAAGCCGGTAACACGACTGCCTACCACCTTAACGCCGCTGACCTTGTACGATGATGAGGCGGTAATATCACCAATAACCTGCAATTTATCCGTGGTTGGAGTTACCGCATTGCCGATAATGAATGATCCGCCGGCAGACTGAATAACCTGGTCAGTGGCAGCAGACTTCGACACCATGTCGCCTTCAATTTCGACGACCTTTCCTGTCAGGTAATCAACATCACTGCGCAGTGTGACTATCTGGCCTTCTGCCGTGGTCAGACGGACATCAAGCAACTGAATTGCGTTGGTGTTGGCCGTGATGCGGAGCTCATGGTCATCGACTTCTATCCGCAGCTGCTGAATACGCTGTTCATGGTCTGCGAGAACTACATCCTGCTCATCATTTTTAACCTGCGCATCATACGCCCCCTGACCGGCGTCATTTGCCTTACCTGTCACTCTGGTGAAGTCCAGTGACTGAGACAGCACATACATCCGGTAAGCAGGAGAAAACACGACAGGGAGCGACGCAGCATTGATTCCGACTGCAGTCACCGTGACGGGGTCTTTTAAACTTTCATCAGCCATTATTCCGCCCTTACTGTCAGGTCAGACAGCGTTACCGTCGCTTTGGTTATTACCCTGATCTTGAACCCGACATTTTTCCGGATGCGGCCTATCCGCTTCCAGATAATGCGCTGGTCATAACGGAACGGTGCATTCTGAGAAATCATCTGCTCGCGGCCGTAATTAATGCCGTCAGTGGTTGCCGACAGGAATAACCGATCAGCAATCTGAGCAACTCCGGTCGATGCCTCAAGTTCAAGGTCAAACAGTCTGGCGTTATCGGCCTTAATCAGCGGGGTGTACAGCAGGTGCTCTGCCTGCGCGTCATACTGCGATGAGGCATTGAACACCAGGCGACCAACAACCGGCTGCTTTTTGTCACCGACGGTTATCTGATTACCTTCATACATAAAATCAACTGCCCGGTGCGGCTCATCAAACAGGCCGGTTTTCAGCACAGCCCATTGCTGGCCGTTCTGGCTTGCTGCCGCGTCGAATACCAGTACATGCCGTGGAAGGTGAATGATCAGCAGTTCGTGAGAGTCAAACCGTACCGACTCCATGATGCCGCCGGATAATTCATCGGCAGTGTAACCGCGCAGTATCTTCTCGATAGTTGCCGTGGCGATAGATTTAACCTGGCCGGAGTCAACCAGATAAACAGACGGTGCACCGCTTGCCGGATGGCTGATGATAGCGAACGCATCCATGTAGTTACATTTGCAGAATGTTCCGGCAATGCCCTTGCTGACCATATATGACGGGTTAGCCATGTAAAGCGCTGCGCCGACCGTTGTCGACCCGGTAAGCGTGAAATACTCAATCGTGGAAGCGCCGAAGCATACAATGAAGTCTCGCCACACGCCGAGACCGATAATGCCATCAGGCTGCGACTCAGCGCGATACTGTCCACTGTATTTATCAGGGTGTGATTCATCTTCAAGGTCTGAAATGAAAAAGCTGTCAGTGCCTGCTTTCGACCACACATACCGGCCTTTAACCCTGGCAACATCACTCGCCTCACCGAGCTCATACTGGATATATCCGGTATCGACAGGCCAGTTGGTGATCGTCTTCTCTCCGCCGTCATAGCGATACTGCGTTATTTTTCCGCCGGACAATACCGCCTGACTGGTAGCACTGTATGCCATCGATACACGGGATTTGCCGGACACGCTGCCGATAACACTGTCACCGCGATACAGCTTGCCGCCGAGAACACGATACACCGCATTCTTCGCAGTGTTGTACTGGACGCCACGCGACACTCCGTCAGCATCACGAAGCTTTTCGACTCCAGGAAATGACCGCATATAACCGGCAGCATTCAGGACTTCTTTCGGCGTTGCCAGCATATTCACCGGCAGGGAGTCGACATAATCAGCAGTCCTGAAATCTTTCGACAGCCCCCTAGATATCGGAACCTGAATCTTCGGCATTGTCTTTACTCCGGTGGAAGTATCGATACCCGTTCATCGTTGCCAGCCTGTTTCCTGAGCCAATCGGGAACCCGTTAGGGTAATGCGACCTGGCCTCTCTGGCCTTGCGCAATGAAACAGTGCGTAACAGGCGTTCTTTGCCATAACGGGCGGTAGTGATGACCTTATCGAGCGGGGCAATCTGGTAATCTGGCGCAATTCGTAATGCGAGGTTGTAGATAACGGCGCTGATGGCTGCTTTGCTGATACCGTGGTCGTCACCCTGATCAATCGGAGTGTCGTCTGGTGCAAATTTATAGCCGGTAATAATACCTTTGCCGTCCTCGTACCACTCAAACATCATTGCCTCAAGATCATTAACGCCATCCTCAAGAGACTGAGGTTCGATATCTGTCAGTGTGGCATCAGAAGCAACGCCGATTTTACGAAGCGCCGCAACGACTAATTCACCCTTCGTTAGTATCTGCATCTTTCACCGCCTTTTTTCGCGGGGTGCGCGGTTTCTTTTCTGGCTCTGGCTCTGGCTCTGGCTCTGGCTCTGGCTCTGGCTCTGGCTCTGGCTCTGGCTCTGGCTCTGGCTCTGGCTCTGGCTCTGGCTCTGGCTCTGGCTCTGGCTCTGGCTCTGGCTCTGGCTCTGGCTCTGGCAGAGTTTGAGTATCTTCCGGGTGCATATACCAGCCTGCATCGAGATAATTTTCAATCTCATCATCTTCAACCGTGATGATTTGCAGTTTCATGCCCCAGATTTTTACATTGCCATTGGCTTTATAAAGCATCGTGCTCATTGGTATCTCCAATAAAAAAGGGAGCCGAAGCTCCCAATGTGACAACGAGGATTTATTTCTGACCGGTCAGACCGATACCGACAGCTTCCGGGCGTTTGGTGCACGCTGAATACCACACAGCAATACGGCACTTACCTTCGAGGGTAGAAATATCACCCTGGTAAGCGACGACACCATTCAGGCCGACTGACGGGATGTTGAATGCCTCTGTTTTCATGCCGCTGAACAGGGCATGGTTGAGAGGGATCGGCTGTGACAGCAACGTAATAGAATCGTCAGCCCAGAAAATGTTAGTCTTGGCCGTCTTCACGTTAATGACGCTGATTGCCGCACCTGCTGCCAGCGAGGTGTTAACGTTGGCATATGCGCGTTCTTCCGGCTTCAGCGCTGCATCATCCAGAGCGATAGGTTTCGGCATGATGGTGATTTTGTTGCCATCAACACCAACTACTGCAAACGTTGCGTCCTGAGTGAGCAGGTCTTTTGCCATTTGTGAGATGAATTTCACACCGGCAAAGCTGATTTTGTCACCGCGTTTGAATGCTGTGCCGTCACTAACTTTCACTACCGCTGTGCGGTTATCAACGTTCTCACGGTTACCGTCAACGTCCTCTTTCCATGCTTCAGGTTTAAACTTCTGAGCGCCATCAACGGTAACGCCGGTCGCGGTTCCTGCTGTCAGTGTTGGCAGTTTAGGGGAGCGAAGAACATCGTTAAATCCGGCAACCTGCTTCTGGATGGTTCCTGATTTATACGCCTCTTCAGGGATGCGGCCATACATGTCTTTACCAGCCAGAGACATCCCCGCTTTTTTGTAGTCATCGGCGTTAAAGAAGTAACTCAGCCCCTGACTGCGGTTAAGCTCACGCTGGAAGATCAGCGCTTCGGCATCAGACATCATATCCCATGCTTTGTTTTCAACAGCCACGTGGTCGACATCAGTCACAATCAGTGACGCGGTATCAGCAGCCTGTTTTGCGATAGATGTTTCGATGTTGTTAGCCAGTTTCAGGCCGGATGCCTTCATGCGGCGGCGGATGGATGTTTCATCACGGGTATCGTCAGCGCGAAGCGTGAAGAAATCGTTATCAGGAACGCCCATGTTGCACTTAACGGACAGCTCGACAATACCTGTCGCCTTGTTGGTTAAATCCCAGCCTGGCTGAGTCGGCGCCTCCTGCTCCACCGGCATCCAGATTGTATTCTGAGACCGCTGTAAGTCTGCCGCTGGCGGCGTGTACTTACTGACACGCTGAGCCATCGGGCAGTTATTTTCGATAGTGTTTACTACTTCATCCACCATATAGGTGATGATCTGACCTTCATTTAAAGCCATTATTTTATTCCTTGTAATTTCGCCTTGATTTGGCGGTAAAGCGTTACGTTTCCGTCACTGGCTGCTTTGTCCATCTGCTTCTGAAGTCCGGCGACATTAGCCGCTGAAACATCTCCGCTTATTGGTTCATCAGCCGGTGGCGCTTCGGAGCGTTGTTTACCGCGTGGCGTGAGAGTTAATTTATCGGCAAGACGTGCTAATTCAATCGTTGCCTGAGTCGGGTCTTTACTAAACAGTTCACGCGCTTTTTCTGGATTTGAGCCGAGGTAGTAGATGATTGCCGCCGACTTTTCAGGGAAATATGTTGCAATAGCGGTGTCGACGCCTTTCGGCATAACCTGCAATGCAATATCTTCTTTGTCCTGATAGTCAGGGAGGTTCAACTCATCAGCAGCGTCATAGTGTGCTTTCATGGCATCAGCAATTTGCTTATTTTGCTGGGTGTACGCCTGAGTACGTCGCCCCTGCTCTGCTACTGCGTTGCTGCGGGCATCCATTGCGCTGATTTGCCATTTTTGCAGATCAGCCTGATATGCCGCGTTGGCCTTATAGGTATCAAACCCATATTTTTCTAATGCCGTGTCTGACAGATAATCGTCAGGTGTAGGCATCTCCGGAAGCTCCGGGGTAACGCGTAAATGCTCAGGAAGTTCACCGCTTTCAATTGCCTGCATCTGCTGTTCAATTTCACGCTGGCGCTTACGAGCCACGCGGCGCGCTGCAAATTTGGCGTTCTCATTCGGTTTAGCTTCCGATTTGTTCTCATCGTCTTTCAGTACAATGTCGAAGCCTTCTTCCTGACCTGCATTGTCGTTGGCATTATCGACAACTGAGCCATCTGCGGATGCCGCCGCCTGATCGCCGGACAGGGTTAATTCTTCAGTCTGGTTCTGAATTTCGGTGGTTGTGCTCATGATATTTAACTCTCTTACATGGTTTGAGGTATCTCGGCTGGTGAGCCGGAAGGGATGTTTTGTTGTTGCTGATCTGCAACCTTGTTCAGAAGTTCGATAGCTTTCATCACTGCGCCCTGCTGCAAGTCCTCAGCCTTAGCCAAGGTCAATGTTGTGTTTGCCTGTGATTCAAGTGCGTTATTCTGAGCAGTAAATGCTTTGATTTGTGTTTCCTGCGCCCTTGTCTGAGCGCTGACAAGTTCAGCCTCGGCTTTCTTATCCTCTGCCATAGCTGCAATCATCATCGGGTCTTGTTTGCCCTGCTGCGCCTGCTGAGCCTCCATTAACCACTGCTGTTCTTCATCAGTCTCCGGCTTTTTCAGGCCGTTAACTATCAGCTCACGGTTAGCGTAGTCGCGGATGTACTCAACGCCTTTACCCTCCATCATGTTGGCATAGGTCAGCATCATGACATTCCACATAGGATGATCAGGCGGAACCTTGGTGATCAGGTCGCCTATCTCAGCGCGGGCTGCATCTTTCTGTGACTGGAAGGACGGGCCGACATCAGTGTAAGTTTCATACTTCCCACGGATATCGTTTTTAGTGACTACCTGACCCTGCTGGAAGTCGACAGCCTGAGACATCAGCTCAACGTTGCTTTCATTGCCATCTTCGGCAGTGGTGACAACAGTTCGTGTTGTGTCATAAATCTCACTGGCGATTGACGCGTAAATCTCACCATCGCGACGCATGGCAATTGCCAGGTTATCCTGAAACACGTATGTCTCAAGGTCGATACGGGAGTTAAGCTGATTGACGGTATCAAAGGCCACCTGACCACTTGCGGCAGACGGGTCAACGCCGATACGGGCAACCTCTTTTGCCGCCTGTGTGGCAGCGTCAAGCATCCCGGCATCAGCGGGTGATATCTCCGGGTTCTCCATATAGGAGACGGCTCCGGGTGGTAAATCGACGTTACTTTCATCGGTTCGGTTAAGCAGATAGTATGGGTAGTCATCATCACCGCTGTACATATGCTCATACCCAGCAATCTGCTCAGGGTAGAAGAACGGCTTTTTCTTCGGTGATTTAGCCACCGTATCAGCGCCCTTTGACAGGATGAAATTACGCAGCCTCTGAGCATCTTTAGACAGGCGGACAACGCCCTCATACAGCTCAGTATCATCGAAGAACGACCACTCGCCATACACGGGCACAATCGGGATATGCTCACCGGCAACCGGAATTCTGTCTTTCAGTATCGCCGTGCTGGTGATGATGGATTTGTACACCCTGCGGCGCTTAACTTTGCGCTCACCTGCTTTCTCGGCACCTTCAGCTGACAGGCGCTCAATGTGATCTTTAATCTCACTGGCGTAGTAACTCTGAAAGTCCATTACTGTCGGGTTGTAGTAGACGAATACCTTCTCGTTTTTCTCCTCAACCTCGTAGTGTTCAGCGACATAAATTGTTTTGCCGCTCGACCAGGTGAACAACCAGTCAGTGTTCGGCGATTGGAATGTCGGAACATCATCAGGATCTAACCCATATTGCTCTGCAAATTCCTCCCACCCGTCAATATTGAGAGCGTGAATTATCGTGCAGCGCTTGGCATCAGATTTATCCATCTCCTTCGCGTTACAGTCCCATATCACATGGGTGCATGACTCATGGATGGGTTTGCGCCGGATGATCTGGTTATTGCTGGTCGGGTTATCATCCTCATACTCGGTGACAATGCGCCAAGCGCCGACGCCGCACTCAATCTGCTCACGGACTGCCACGTTGACAGAAATCTTTGAGCTGTTGTTGCGCATGTCTGTGCGGTACATCCCCATAAGGATGTCAGCAGCATCAGGAGAGGCTGTATCTTTCGGTCTGTACTGAACCTCTATCGGATTCTTGCGCATCTCAGCAACGAGCTTACGCACCATAGGGCGCACGACATCAAACTGTCCGCGATACTGCAATGTGACATAGTTTTCTAACCAGTCATCCCACTGTGAAACGCGACTGAAAAACAAATCATTCCTCGCCTCCGTTCGTGCTGCTTCAGACGCGGAGTAATCGAGGTCGAATTTGCGCAATATGCTATTCAGCCGCTCATTTTTATCGACCATTAATGTCTCCTGATAGGCTTAATCGGGGCGGGGATTACTTTCTGTTTAACCTTGCCAATCTCACCGAATCGTCTTGCGAACCGGCGCATCATGTATGCGTAGCGGGTGGCATCAAGCAGGTCATCTCTTGTCTTTACAATTTTCCCTTTCTCGTCACGATGGTAGAAGTTGTATTCCTCAAACCAATCGCGCAATCCTCGGAAAACTTTAAACCTGCCGGTTCTCATCAGGTCGTATATCTCAAACAGCCCAGCTTCAACAGACCGTGATTTATCCGGCCACTGCGCTGGCTCATTAAGCATTTTAAAACCGGCATCTTCGTAATATTCTTTCTGTTGCAGACCTGAACCCTTCTCTGTCTGCAAACCATCCTGAGGCCATGCCGTAGGAATGCCTTTAGCCCATGCCTTCACCGCTCCCCACGCCTCAGATGGTGATGTCTTGCTTGCCTTCCATGCCCTGGTGACATAATAGGCATCATTATCAAGGTCGATAGCCAGCTGAACATGCGCCTGCGGGTGATCCCAGCCAAAGTCCATGCCATTAATAACAATCCAGTGTTCAGGGACAGGGAATGGGTCACAGGTTATAAACTCCTCGCCAAAGTCATAGATGCGCCCATGACCAAGCATAGGGATGCCTTTCGTTCGCATATCACGCTGATGAGGTGGGAACGAGGCAAGCAAATCCTCTTTTACTTTTTCGCTAAGGTGCGGGGCATCATCCCATCCGACGTTCATGCAAGCCTGAGCCGGTGACGGGTTATCCATGAATCCGATAACCAGATCAGTCCGTCCGTTCTCTGGCGTAAATGTCAGAATACCGCGCCCACCTCTCCCCCTGTCACCGGTAGCGGTACGGGTAAGCACCTGTGGGTAAATCGTCGGGTCTTTCGGTTCTTCGTCGATGTGGAACCAATCAACACTGTCACCCATCAGAGCATGCTGACCCTGCGAGTATGACCAGAACTGTATTTTTGCTATATCCCCGCTTTTATGGCGGATGTATGCGGAGCGAACAGCATTTGCAGCCCCCTGAGCGGCTTCGGTGCTTATTATTCTGTCTCCGGGTATCAAACCACCTTCCCAGCCATTATCTGTTTTACGTCCAAGGATTGGAGCCTGTAGCAGATCGCGACACTTTTCACCGGAGTAGCCAAGGCACCAGATAAGCGGAGCGTGGTCAAACTTGTATCCGTCCCAATCTTCAGGGTAATCACCCATAGCATGAATAGCATCTATGTATGTCGCTGTGTCTGTTTTTCCGACACGGTTCGCTGCAATGAGTGCTATCTGTGAATACTCGTTACTGAGGGCAATGAATTTCTTCTGCCAGGGATAACGGGTGTCGTAATAGGTTTTATAGCGGTAGACGGTGGCGCGACGGGCTTTTTCTTCAAGGAGCCGGAGAAGCTCAATTTTCTGCTCCCTGTCCATTCATTTTCTCCTTAATAGCCCTGTCTAATTCTTCGTCTGTCATATCTGCGATAGTTATCCGCTGATCATGTTGAATCCGGTCACCATACCGTTTGGGTGCCATTTTAGAGGCGTACCACTTACGGGCATCTACCTGCAATCGAGCCTTGGCAACTGCCGCCCCTTCCTCAACTGCGGCATCTGCTAAGTTAATGATATCTTCGGCTAAAATTTCAGCCTGAACCTCGCGTGCGCGCGCGTATTGTTCCATAAACTCTTCATGCCTTTGCAGCCACACCATCACAGTGCTGATTGCTGGCATCCCTGGTCTTGCGCATATCTTTCTCAGGCTTTCACCCTGCATAAGAAGACTGCAAATATCTTCTGCAACTTCCGGTAAGTAATCAGACGGGCGACCACCTTTGTTTTTCTTTGTCACAGTGACCTCCTTAATCAATTATCCAGCCCACTCGGAAATGAGCTGTGTAATTGGCTATGCGAACAGGTCTAATGCTTCCTGTGCCTCTCTTGCTGCCTTTTGTGCTCTGGCAACAAACTGTGATTCAGTCTGGCATTTGTGGTATGCGTCTTTGAAAAGTTCAAACTTGAGCGCATCGTCTTTAACGAACTCGATAGCGGCCTGAGCTGCGGCGGTGTCATTGCTCACCAGTCGCAGTAAGTCCAGACGCATCTGATGCTGTGCTGTGATTTCTGTCATTTTTGCACCTGTAGTTTTTGAGATAAGTGTTATGTCTCTCCATAGTCACGCCGTTTCTTCTCCGGTGGCTGACGTTGCCACTACGCAACATGAATAAATGCCGGATTCGTTGTTTTCGACTATCAGCATGCGCTCGTCACAAAAGGAGGATGAGTCATTGCTAACACGCTATACCGCGACAACGCTGCGCAAAGTGTTGGTTATTTGGAGTCGTTTACGTAATGGGCTACCGTTTTACCGGCGCTGTTGATGATTTCTGCTTTGTCGCCAGGCTGCAATGTGAGGTCATCGCCGCAGTTATTGTGGTCGGTGTAATTCAGCTTATGCGCCCACGGTGACCACTGAATGCCATAACCGGACTCAATGACTTCGTTACCTGATGCGGTGGTTACTTTGATTGTGAACATGATGATGCCTCGTTGATATGAAGGCTTTGCTTGAGAAGATAACCTTCAAGTGGCCAGATTTTATTTACGGCATTCTGACGGGCAATTTTTCTGCCAATCTCTGCATCAAAGTTTTCCGGGCTGGCGCAGGCAGACTCACCGGTAACAGTGAAGCCGTTTTCTAATACAAGCACACAGAATGTGAGCAACTGAAGCGGGAATAAATCTTTTTCAGTATCGAGAGGTTTTTCTCTGCCAACATACGCCCCAACTGACAGAGCACCATGACGACCATCATATGCAGTGAAATAGTGTTCGCTGCGAATTACGTTATCGATATGGTCTGGCGTTATGCGAGCCGCCGTTTTACCTTTATCCTGAATTTCTTTCTCAATTTCATTATCAGTCACAGTGTCACCTCTTGGATGTATGTTTAATTTGGTTCGCAACCATCATCACGCATCACTACGTTACTTTGGTCACTTCCGTCTGTTCCGGCATGTCAAGATAGTGATCACCTCCTATCAGAGAAGAGCTATCTAACCTTGTCGGGGTTATTCGTAAAAAAGCCCCGCTATTTAGCGAGGCGTTGTTATTTAATCTGACCTGTGAGCTTTATCGCCCAATAGTCATACGGCGTCAGGCTGTGTATGGCATCCGCTAAATCAAGCAACCAGTCAGGCCACCAGTTACGCACAGCGACACGGCATTCACCTTTAGGGTCACCAACATAAATTGGCACAATGCCCATAAACAACCCGTAGTGGTCGTAATCCTGTTTTATCTGTTCTTCTGTCAGACGGTTGAATATCGCCATTATCGCAAACACTCCATCCTGATGTAGTCCTGCAAATACAGGGTCTGCTTTTCGTTCTCAGCCATCATTTCTCTGAGACGCCAATAATCTTGCTCAGTTGCTTCACTAAGTCGTGGGGCGGCTTCATTGCTTCCGCTTTCGGTGGTATTGGCTCCGCTCTTTGGACACTCGGCTTTGATGTACACCCGCTTAGCGCCAGACTTAACAGCATCACGCAGGCTATCAATTTCAGTTTTGGCATTGGTTAACTCCTGCGTGTACATAGTGTCGAGTTCGTGAAGTGACTGAATGCGGGATTTGTAGTCTTTGTTGATGGCGACCTGCTCAGCAAACTGAGAGGACAGCAGCTGATAGTTGTCTTTAAGACCACCATACAGATGCAGGGTAAGCAGCAGGCCAATGACCAGCACCACGCAGATGCCGGCCAGCGCTTTTGTCAGCCAGTCCATGTCATGACTCTTTTACTGACAGCGCAGCGTTACCGATCGGCAGCGGGCGATTATCCACCGGAACACCTGACGGCCAGCGGTAGCCTGTAACACGGTCTGTTCCGAATGCTTTGATATTTACCGCGTCTGACTGGTTGCCGCCCAGCACCATCAACTGACCTGATTCTGTCTTACCGACCACGAAGCCAACATGACCGCCGCCGGTACGGGAGAATGTGACAATACAACCATATGCGGGCTCTTTCAGTGCGTCACCGAACGCCAGATATGAGCGGGAAGAATCAGAGCGGGTCGAACGAATACCGGCACGCTCAAGGCATGCATTCACAAATCCTGCACACCACGGCACTTTACGCGCAGTGCCAACCAGTCCGCGCAGCTTGCTGTCAATCCACATCTGGTCTACTGCTGCGGAACCTGTTGCTGTGTGTTCTGATACACCGATTTCTTTTCGGGCTTCAGTAATCCATTTCGGTTCAGTCATCTCTCACTCCCGCCTTGCCTTTGATTATTTTGCTCAGCGCATCCACACCGATATACCCAATGAATACACTGGTCAGATACGCCAAATCAGGATTAAGGCCGAGTAGCGCCAGCAAGTCCTTCACGAACCACGCGAAGATTGCACACATCAGCCCGTCAAAAATGGTCTTCTTCCATCCTCCGCCGTTATAGCGACCACGAAGGATAGCCACCGACCCAGCGAGAGCGGCAAATATGCCCTGGTCTTTGTACTGAGACAGATACATCAGTACCTGATCCCAAACGTCTGGGTTTTCTTTCATTTTCATGGCTTACCTCCTGACGGAGGGTATTAGAAGTTAATAGAGTGCCGCGCACAGTATCTCTGCGCTGATTACGTTTGTTTGTTCAGGATTCTGTGGCGGCGTATTGGTGCCCCGAGACCGGATTCGAACCGGCAACCCATCGGTTATGAGCCGAGCGCTCTACCGTTGAGCTACTGGGGCGTATATGAAAAAAGGCCGCACATGGCGACCTTTGGAATGCTGGACTCGCTTAGCGAATCCGTACGCGCAATGTACTCGTGGTACATGCGTTATGTGAACCATCCGGAAATCCCGGGGAGTTTCAGTTGATACTTATTAATCTTGATGCAAACTGAAGTGTTTAACTATAAAAAAGTGAGATTTAACAAATGGAAAACTTCATTAAAGCTTTAGACATGTCCATAAAAACAAAAAATTGGTACTCCGTTTTATTTATATCATTAGCACTTCCAGATATATGCGGAAAAATAGATGAACCCAATAAGGGATCAAAAGCAAGGACGATAAATTGGTTCAATAAATACCTTAAACCCATTTATAGCATGGGGGAAGGTGAGGATATGCACGTTTTCCTGAGCGGCTCCGATTTTTACGCCCTGCGTTGCTCATGCCTACATGAAGGTAGTAGTGACATAACATCACAGGATGCAAGAGAGACACTGGATAGATTTTCTTTTATCGAACCAGCCGAAAACGTGAGAGTCCACAGGGTTCAGACAAATAACTCACTTCACCTTCAGGTAGACCAATTTGGAGAAGATGTCCTTGCTGCGGTAAAGATCTGGCTAAATGATATTTCTAATGACAAAGAAAAATAAGCAAAATAGAAAACATGCTTCACATGAGAGTCTTAGACCTATCGAAGGGCTTCTCTATATAAGAAATTCATGAAGGCCATAAAAATAACGGGAATCATGATTAGTTAAAAAGCTCGCCTACCTCACTCCCCCACCACACCAGAGCTTGGGGGACTACGAGACCTATCAGGTTTCTGCTGTTAGCTTCATCAGTCGTAGTGTGCTCTGGCTTGGGTACCTACTTGGCAGGCCTTGGTACCGTATGACTTTTAAAATTTATTTGAACCTGTAAGTAACTCTTACAAGTTGCAGATATGAAAAAGCCCTCCGGAGAGGGCTGTTATGCATGCTTCGACACAAGGCCGGTTTCCCGCCGGTGTGCGCCGTTTACTTACTTCCTCGCTCTGCATTCTTTCGACCTCTCAGCCGATGCGGTCCGAGTCCCAGCCCTGCGGCGAAGTGACGAACTAGGCGGGATCAATAACAGGAGCCGCCTCTTTTATCCTGTCACTTTAACGAAATGGCAATAACCCATCGTTGGGATAATGATGGGCTACTATCGCCAAAATGTCAATTGTTATTTCTATTTAATTGCTAATTTATAGAAACAGATTCTCTTTTAGTTACCATTTGCAGAATTGATTCTGCGTTAGCTTCCTCCTTGAAGCATTCCTGTATCAATGCCTCATAGAATGGTTTCAGGTTTCTCCGCCATGATGTTTCCGGAATATCGAACAGGGATTCACATATTTCCCGCCGCACATCTTCAGCCGGTAATCGCGAATACCCGCGACCTGAGCACTTCGGGCACGTCTTATATACCGGAACACCCTGCTTTTCACTTTCGACCTTGTCCAGCACCTCGCCGCGCCCATTGCACCGGCAGGAATGGCTGATAACCGCCTTACCCTTACAGGTTGGACAGGTTACCTTGGTTATCTCGCGTACCTCTCTCATGCTACTTACGGTACGCCCTGGTGACAGCGGACGTGAAGAAACAAATGAACCGGCCTTGGTGGCGTATTTAGTAGTGAACACCTCCGCTTCGATGAAGCCGCCATCACAATCAGGGCATGTCTTTTTACTGGCCGCGCTCCTGGCGTAATCCTGAAATGCATAATTTGCGAGTATTTGCAGAACTGATGCTCTAACATCCTCATTAAGCTTTTGGATAACGCTGTATTTATACGCCTGAGTTAATGCATATTGATAGAGGCCCTCCACCGCTTCATCCGGCTGATTGATTCCGTGTTTCGCCAAAAACAATTCAATACCCATTCTCGCTTTTGCGGTCGCCAAACCAAGCGAGGCCATAACATCGGTAATTGAAAGTGAATCAGTAGCTGTTGCGGCTGGAGAGTCACTAAACATCGGACTCTTAGGTGAAAAGTATTTTGGTAAATCTGCGAGTCTCATCTTACCTCCGGCAAAACAGTGTGTTTGTGGCAGTCGTACCTGGTGCTGAACACCTTCCTCAGTAGCAACTCCCTGCTTTCGCCGACTTCCTGTCGAACCTTGAGATATCCATCTCTTTTCTGTGTGACTACGTGGTGATGCTTTGTTTCACGCCTGAGCCACCTCGCTTCTTCGATTGCGGCCTGAATATCAGTAAATATCGTCATCCCCTATCTCCCATATCGTGACATCCAGTGACCCACCACTTACCCTTTCACCGCGCCTGATCCGCATATCATCAATCTGGCTGTCGTCCTTCCAGAAACCGGCGTGAGTGAGCGAATCGAAAACAGCCTTTGGCAGGTTATCGAGGTCTCTCTGTCGTTTGTCCGGGGGATTTGCTGTGATACTGATTCTGATGCGGGATGTGGTGCTGATATCGAGGTTTTGCTGTCTGATTAACTCTGTGATGTGTTGCCGGTATCTGGTTCCTTTCTCTGCGATGTAGTGCCGACCTCTGGCGTGTCGCCAGTACGTGTTTAGCGATGGCGGATACGGCAACTTAAGGTGATATTGATTCATCTGACGGCGAGCCTCCCGCAGCATTGCGTCAATTCTGGTTATGAGCGACCGGCCAAAACCATCTTCGAACGGATGCTTTCTGATTTTTGGTGCTGGTATTTTTTCAGATGCGATAATATTCATCGCCGATTCAGGCATGGCCTCCGTCAGGAAGTGATTTCTCAGCCTGGTAACGGCGTTATCGTCAAACTGGTACACCGGACTCAGATAGCCACGGATAACCCGGCGCCCCACTGTTTTCACGCATCCGATACTTTCCATCTCACGCATGTAAATGGATGTTGTCCTGGTATCAACGCCGATGACTGCTGACACTGTTTTGTTGGTGAATTCGGTGCAATCACGGCACCGTTTGATGATCTCTACGTACAATTTGTATTTTTCGCTGTTCATCGCCACATCCTGTTAACCATTGTTCGTGGTGTCGGTTTCAGATATTTGACTACCGGCAGATACACGGTAACGTCGAAATACTGAGGGTTGATATTCAGTGACTTCACCGGGTTATATCCTTTGCGCCTGTAGTGAGCACAGAGGTTATCGGCTTCGTCATTGGTGAGAAGCTGGTGTATGTGAGGCTCTTTCATGCGTCCTGCTCCCTTTTGAGTTTCATGTACTCCGAGTTTTCCGGTATCGTCACAAAACAACCGATGCCTGTAGCCCAGCGCTCAACCTGCCCCATGAAGTGGAACATTTCCCCGGTGTCTAACTTTGATGTTTTTCTCATAGTCCTTACGCGCTCTGTATGCTGCGTGGTGGCGTCTATCATTTCAGTGACCTCGTAGCCAAGGAATGTATGTTTAAGCATTTCCTTGACTGTCTCAGGCGTGAATTTAGAGCCGTTGTCACACAGATACTTGCTTATCTCACCGCACCACTGATGAAAAAGGCGGTTTTGTGGCAGTGAGCGGGTAGATTTCCAGGGCTTGATGATTACTCGGTGGGGTTTGTTTGTTGCGAGTGCTTCTTTGAGGTGTTGCCAGGCTGCATCTTTGGTTGATTCGTGGAAGAGAAATTCTGCTTCCATTTAGCCTCCGCAGGCTGAAAATACTCCGAAATATGCCGCTGTTGCTGCCAGCGTCATTCCTACAAATATTCCGACACTAAAAATAAATAACACTGCACTGGCATCCATGTTGTTATCTTTCATCCCCTACTCCTTCTCACATTGTGGTGCCCTTCGGTTCCAGTCACTGATTAGCAACTCACGCTGCTCATCTGAAGCGGGAACCTGAATGGCGCTGCCTACTTCAAAGATACAATTAGAATCATGGTCAGCGTCCAAATAATGCCAGCTGCGTGTACTCCTGATCATTGCCTGGCCCCCGCAAAACGGGCACGGCTTAAGCTTCTGTGTTTTCTCTGTCACTTCCCGAACCTCTCGTTCCAGTTCCTGATTGCATCGTTGTATGTGTCACCGCGCTCTACGCACAGTTTGTGTTCATCAACACACACGTGTGCTGCGGCAAATTTATCCTTGATATCACGACCAACCTTCACATTATCGTGACCGCAGTGTTTACAGCGCTTTATCTGATCCTGCTTCATCACTCCTCCGGTGGCGGTGGCAGCGGAATATCATCAAGATAAGCCCAGTGACTTACTGACAGCAAAGAGATAAATGCATCATCGTCACCAAATGGTTCCCAGCGATGCGCCTCAGTACCGCCACCATAAGATACAAGCACAAATACTCGCGGGTATATTTTCTCACGGAAAATTACAAGTACCGGTCTGCCAGCAACCGGTAGTCCATCACTAGTCTTAATCCATTCCATCTTCATCTCCTTTTGGCGGTGTCTGGTACGGAAGTCTGCTGCGAACTCCGGCATTCCATGCGCGATATCTGACTTCAATATCGCTCAACTTGTACCCAGTGGTACCGAAAAAGTCTTTTCTCCGTTTGTTCACGATGAACTCCGGCGAATAGCCAAGCTCGCCCGCACACCACTTTTCAAAATCCGTTGGTTCCATAATCAGGATTCCTTTGGCTCGTTGACGGCTTCCTGCACCCCGACCTTTTTAGCAAACAGAGTGACCAGTCCAACGTAATAATCAGATGCAGATTCTATGTCGCTGAATTTCTTTTTAATTGGCTTAAATCCTGGTAAGTCATTATTAATGACCATGTCACCACAACACACATCGCGAGTAATAGTTCCAATTCGAATATCACCCCACTTTACAATGTAATAAATAGACCCAATCCGAGGGTTAATTTCTTTGAATTCTAACTTCATAATCAAAAGTCCTTCTGTCTTGGGTTAGCACTCGATATCGTCCTGATAACCAGATGTATTGATGCGGGTTAAATCCGCCTGGTCTAATCCGCCGTGGGTATTCGTGAAGTAATACGTTTTTTCAGCGCCTGGCGCGTGTCGTGATTTGGTACAGATAACTTCCGTCACTCCTTTCAGGTCGGTTTGAGGATTGTATTTTTCATCCCGGTAAATCATGAAGATGACATCTGCCTCCTGCTCGATAACGCCAGATTCTCTCAGATCAGCATTCACAGGCCGCTTATTAACACGCTGCTCAAGATTACGGTTAAGCTGCGCGAGTGCCACTACGGGGCACTTAAGCTCTTTGGCGAGGTTTTTCAGGCCAGTTGCTATCTCTCCCACTGACTGATTCATATTCTCCGGATTGGTCATTTTCATCTTCTGCAGATAGTCAACGATGATTACACCCAACCCGCCGGTCTTTTTGTGCATCTTCCGTGCGTCTGCGCGGATCTCATGAATACTCATTGATGGCCGGTCATTGATATAAATCGGGGATTCCTGAATATCTCCCAGCGCGTTAGATAACTTAGCCCACGCCTCTTCCTGGTTTATCTTCGCTTTGTCGTCACCAAGCAATGACTGCTTATCAACGCGGCCATGATGAAACGCTATACGCTCTGATATCTGCCAGGTCGGCATTTCAAGGCTGTAAAACACGACAGGCTTACGCTGTTTAAGTCCGATGGTTTTCGTGATTGCTGTACTGAACATGGTTTTACCCATGCCCGGGCGACCGCCAACAACGATAAAATCCGTATTGTTGAACCCGCCGAAAGAAGAATCGATATCCTGCAGGCCAAACTGCGTTTTATGCTTCCAGATGTCACCGTTCAGCATAGATTCCAGAATGTTTATCGACTCAGTTACACCGTCCATGATGTGCTGAGTTTCAACAACTGAACCGGTGTCCATTGATGAGATCGACGACTGAACCTCACCGACAACATCGGTAAGATTGCTAACGCCTGCAGCTGTGATTTTTGATATTCCGCCATGAAGGACTGCGAGTGTTTTTCTGGCATTTGTCAGGTCTTTTATTTTCTGCACATACGCCGGGAGCGCTGTGATACTCGGCGTGTTTTTTGCACATTCGGCCAGGTACGCAAATCCGCCTGTCACTCCTGATTCTCCCGACTGGTCTAATTCCCCGCTAAGCAAAATCAGGTCAACCCGTACGCCGCTGTTCATCATTCGGCGCATCGCCTTGAATATGATTCTGTGCGCCGCAGACGTAAAATCATCTTCGGCCAGTGACTCCATTGCAGATATGGCTATTTCTTCTGTCTCATCGTTTGCGATCAGCACCCCACCGATAACTGATTTTTCTGCCAGGTAGTCTGTGAATTTATTTTCCATTAGTTAACTCCGCTCTGCCGTTCCTTGTATTCCCGCTTCGCCTGCTCGTACACCTGCAGCCACTTCGAAGGATTAAGCACCCAATCGATACTCAGCCACTGCTTGTCACTCAGTCCGGCAAACAACGATGACTGTGAGATCAGACGGAAACAGGTATCGACGTGTTTCACTTCCCGCCACTGGTCTTTGTTTGTTTTTCCATTCCAGACCTCTTCCAGATGGCTGTATGCCGGGCGTTGTTTCGTCCAGTCACGCAGATCAACGGCGCGTTCAGGAACATGCCGGTTCCAGGATTTAATCAACTCTTCATGAGGGCATGGCTCAGGGTTTATTCCGTCACGATATTTCCACTTCATCGCGTCAGAAAGATACCCGTCGAACCGCGTCATCCTGCAGATGTTTTCAGGCTTAACGGACTTGCCGTTTTTCCATTTCTTCACCGCCCATTCCATAACCAGTTTTATTTCGTCTGCAGTGAAGCACTCGCCTTTCGACTTGACAGTGTTAAGCGCTTTCAGGATTGGTGCGATTGATTGGAATCTTGATCCGGTCAGCTCGTTGTAGTACCCGAGAATTTCAAGAGCGATATTTTCCCCCTCGGGGGTAAGGGGGATCTTGTCTTTCTTGTCTTTTGTATTATTGTCTTTTGTGTTTAGCACCTTCCGCTTAGTTGCTTTAGCTGATGTTGCTAAGGTTTCCTTAGCAGGTTTAGCTAATGTTTTGCAGAATCCGTTATTCTTTGTTTTCCACTCATCAATGTTCTTATTAATGCCCACTCTGCGCCCTTCCTGGATAAGAACCTTTTTGTTGATAAGTTGATTTTTAGCCGTCGAGCAATGAGTGGAATGCTTCATGATCATCGACTCGAATTGCTCATTGCTTATCCAGTCTGTTTTTTTGTTATAGCCGTATGTTTTCCTCCACACGGCCATGATGATACAGAGTTCTGTTTCGCTTAATCCTGATGCCATGGTAGCGTCCAGTATCTCATGCGCTATCCTGCTATACCCGTTATCAAGATCTGCCACCGTTGGCCTCTCTTGCCGTCGTGCGGCTCCAAAGTGAGCGTATGCAACGTTACTGTTCATGCCGTTTACCTCCGGTCAGTTCTTCCCTATGGGCTTTCCGCAATAAAGCATCGTTAAAAGCCGCCCTGAGTGCTTTCGCGCCTTTCTCAGTGACACTCCGTGTCTCGTTATATTCGGCGATGTTTTTATGCACAGCGCTGTAATTAAACCGTTGTTTCATGTATAATTACTCCGTCGTTATCTGTATCAGAAAAGGGGAAACCGTATATTCCCCTTTCCTAAATCACTGGTTATTTATACAGTGTGAAAGTTAAGTGCTTTTCTTAATGCGCCTCTGCTGCTCCAACAGCCGGGGCGTTTTCTTTTGTTCTCATCAGAGAGAGTTCGCCGATCTGCTTCCACAGAAACCGGTACTCTTCCTCGCTGATTTTCTTCTCGCCTGGCAAAACAAAATCTGTGATACCGGCTGCGGCCAATGTCTCGCATATCTCCGGTAACTTTTCTGTTCTGCGTAAGACTGTTGAATCGTGTACACCGAGCAGTTTTGCAACCACTGTCTGTGTGGTGCTTCTCAGTGCCTGATGAGCTGTTGCCATCAGATGATTTGACACAAACCGGTTAAACGATTTGCGTGGATTTGCATTTTCCATAATTCATAATGTCCTTATTGAGATACAGTTATTCGCTCACTTCCTGTGAGGTGTTGCTGTGTTGAAAAATGTTCCAGCACATATCCGGAACGGGCTAAATTGTGTAAAGAGCGGTTGGCTTAATTGTTTTTACCTGATGGGAAAGTTTTTACTTCTTCTGCTTCAACTGTCCCGTCCTGCTTTTTGATCACATAGATGTTTCGTTTTTTTAAAATCGCCTTACTGATTGCACTCTGTCTAACGCCAAGCATTTCTGCCGTTTTGTGTTGACCAACCTCAGTGGCGAATGTTGTAAGCGGGATTCTTTCCATGCTTCCTCCTTTTTTATTAATTATCACCGCTAGTGATAAAATAGTCAACACCTGCGGTGATTGGTAAATATTCCAATTGGTAATAAAATCACCTCATGAAAAAGAAACCTCTCACTGATGAACAAGTAGCCGACGCTATGCGGCTAAAGGCTATTTTTGACGCCAAAAAGAAAGAGCTTGGGCTGTCCCAAGAGTCTCTTGGTGAAGCTATTGGCATGGGACAGAGCGCCGTTGCTCAATTGCTGAATGGGGTTAACGCTATCAACGCAGAGAATGCAGCAAAGCTGGCTGTAGCTCTTGACGTGTCAGTTGATGATTTTAGTCCGTCACTTTCAAAAGAAATAAGGACTATGTTTAACGCCCTTGCATCACAAAAATCAAAATCTGCTAGCGATAGGTACGCATACCCGCTTTTCACTAAAGTTCAGGCTGGATGCTTCACTGAAAACGGAAGTTCATACACCGAAAGAGATGCGGTGGATTGGATTCCAACGGCAAAAAAAGCCAGTAATCAATCATTTTGGCTTGAAGTTGAAGGGCATTCTATGACTGCACCACAGGGCGGTCGACCTAGCTTCCCGGAAGGCATGTTGATATTAGTTGACCCTGAAGAGGATGTTGAGTTCGGTGATTTCTGCGTGGCTCGCATGCTAAACGACGAATTCACGTTTAAGAGACTGATCAGGGATGGTGGTGTTGAATATTTAGAGCCACTTAACCCGCGTTACGACCTGATCCCTTTTAATGGTAACTGCCAAATAGTGGGGAAAGTGGTTAAGTCACAGTGGCCTGACGACACGTTTTAGGGTGTGGTGGTGTTTTTAACTCTGGCGACTGCCAGATACAATTTCTTTAAATTCAACTAGGTAGGTGTGAAATGTCCGTTCCATCCAGCCAGGTGGAAATGCAGTTATTTCCGGTAAAAGAAGTTGAAGTAAATGGAGTTCAAATGGGGGTTCTGAATGATGGAACTCCATATTTATCTTTACGTGGATTGGCTAAATTATGTGGGCTTACTCACCAAACATTGCAGCCATTAACCACAAATTTTGCCGAAGAGCAGACAAAGCCACGCGGAGCAAGAATAAAGCAACTCTTGCTGGAGCACGGGCATACCTCTGATAAATTATTTTCAATCGTCAATACCGGCAGCAATTGGGAATCACACGCTTATCCAGACGCCGTCTGTATGGCGATACTTGAATACTATGCATTTGATGCAACCCAGGGAGATAACGCCACCGCCGCCAGAAACTATAGGTTGATGGCAAGGCAAACACTCAGAACTTACATTTTTAAGAGTGTTGGAATTGACCCAGAAAACCCCGTCGTTGGGGCATGGAAATGCTTTCAGGAAAGGATCACCCTTAACGACTCAATTCCCGCCGGTTATTTTTCTGTCTTTCGAGAAATGGTAGACATCACAGTGCCATTAATTACAGCCGGATTCGAGCTCAATGAAAAGAATGTTATTGATATTAGCGCGGGTTCTAGATGGGCTAATTATTGGCGCAAAAATAAATTCGCCGAAAAATATGGCGAGCTCCAGAAATATCCACATGTATATCCAGAATGGTTCCCTCAGCGTAGAGCTGGCCCTGTAGATGCAAATATCTACCCAGAATCCGCCTTAGGTGAATTTAGGAAATGGCTACGAGAACACTATGTCCCCGTTGGACTCAGGGAATACCTTGCTGGTAAGGTCGAGGAGAAAGCAATAGAAAATAAAAAAGCAATTGAGGTCTTGGAATTGCTTCGACGACCAGAGCTACCAAACAAAAAATAACCCCCCCCAGCCCTCCACGCGAGGGCTTTTTTGTGCCCGTAATTCTCCCGCCTGTGTGATCTGCGTCCGGTCGTGACGATTTTTTGAAAATAAATTACCCAATAAATCAATAAAATAACACCGCTAGTAATTTAATTATCACCTGCGGTGTTGACATAATTATCACCGCTGGTTATATTTATCCCATCAACGGAACACACCCCGAGATAATGCTCTTTAACATCATTGCTGATACGTGTGGTTTACCAGTACGGCATAGCGGAACCTGATCTGAATAAGTGTCAGATCACCACTGAGTGGTTTTTGGGGTGCGGTAGCTCGCTGTGAATCGGAAGTGAACTATTCGCGATAGTCATTACGGTTGCAATACGTCATCAAGTGCCTGCTGAGTGCGCACGATGCAAGCAAACTGATAATCAAAGCTTAGGGCGCCATGTGTGAAGCATGGAGGTAGCAAGTAGATTGCCCGCACCACCAAAAATTACTCAGGAGGCAATATGGCAACAATTACTGTTATTCCAAAGAAAGACAACGCGAAGAACCGCCGGTTAGCAAAGCAAATGGCGTTCTGGGACAGAAAGCGTGAGGAGTATGCAGCGATGCCTAAAAGCCGCTCAGTGGAGGAAATTTGGGATTCAGTTTTCGGCCGGCCGGCAGAAGAAACAGATGTGTTTGCAGAGCTGATTATCGGGCTGAAAGATATCCCGGAAGCACCACGAAAGCAGCTGAGAATGAACCGCAAGCCGATTATGCCGAACGGTGGTATCACGGCCAGAGCATGACCATCGGTCAATCACCAATACTGACTAACACCCCGCAGCGGGGATAACTATTCGGACATCACGTAGCACAGGGAAGTGCATAGGAGGAAGTATGACAGATAAAAACTACGACCCATATTGCGCGAAAGATGGCTCTAATACTGCGGCATCATTACGCGACAAATTCGCAATGGCTGCAATGCAAGGTGATTTAGCTTCACAGGATGAGAACACGGGCTATTACGAAAATAGCACTCCTGATGAATACTTGACGGCCAGAGCTGAATTTTACTACCGCATGGCAGACGCAATGCTCAGAGTAAGGGAGAAATAACAATGTCAGGACACCCGCACGCCCTGCTCTCTTTCACACAAAAGTAACCCACCCTATCCCACCTCGGGATATCAGCAGGTAAACAACATGAAAACTAAACCTTGTCGCGCTGCGTTCGACTTTAACGCGATGCGCATCACTACGCCTCAGGCAAAGCGAAATAAACATGTTCCGCGCTGGGTTGAGTATTTAGCACTCGTCATTGTCGCCGCCGTAGCTGTTATCCCTACGGCGATGTAAGGGGGATTTATGCAGAGACTGGAAATATCCGGAGGGCAGACATCATCACGTACGGTGCTTGGCCGGAAAGTAACAACACATGAAGGGTTCGACCACATTGCCGGAAGCCTGAGTCAGCTTCTCAGTTCGTCAGCGTGGAGCATGAACGAACTGGTCGAATTCATGATCAACAACGAATACATGGACGATTTCACGGAAGAGTTAATCAAGGCCGGACACGGAAGTTCTTTCTTCGCACGGATAGCGGAGAAGATGCGCAAGGAGGCAGCATGAACGCATACGCAGAGCAGGATGCTCAGGAAGACCGGAGGCTGGAGCATGCAGCATGGCAGGATGCCACTGACACGGAAGTCAGCGAACTGACAACGGATGCTTTTAATAAACTTCCTCAGCGCCTTCTGGATGAAGTCAGCGAGGATCTTCAAGAGGAGATATGGAAATCACTTTTTGACGTTATTGGCAATATCAGGAGTTCGTATGCAGCCAGGTATCTACGATGACATCAGCAATGATGATTATCACAACGGGCCAGGGATAAGTAAATCGCAGCTGGACCTTATCGAACAATCACCGGCTGACTTTATCTGGCAACGGAATGCCCCAGTGGATGAGGAAAAAATAAAGGCTCTGGATTTCGGGACCGCTATTCACTGCCTTTTGCTTGAGCCTAATGAGTTCAATAACCGGTACAGGATAGGACCGGAAGTAAACAGACGCACATCAGCAGGGAAGCAGGAAGAAAAGGAATTCTTCGACATGTGCGAAAAAGAAGGAATCACGCCAATCACCCATGACGACAACAGGAAGTTGATGATCATGCGGGATAGTGCCATGGCCCACCCTATAGCCAAATGGTGCCTTGAAGCTGACGGAAAAGCCGAAAGCAGCATTTACTGGAAGGACAAGGAAACGGACATTCTTTGCCGGTGCAGGCCAGACAAACTGATAGGCCAACACGGATGGATTGTCGATGTGAAAAGCACCGCGGATATGGGCCGCTTCGAACGCGCTTTTTACGATATGCGATATCACGTTCAGGACTCGTTTTACTCAGACGGATATAAGGACCTGTCCGGAGAGTTACCGGTGTTCGTATTTCTCGCGGTCAGCACAACAATCGACTGCGGAAGATATCCGGTCCGTGTATTCATTATGGATGATGTGGCAAAGGATGCCGGACGGTCCGCATACAAACAAAATCTCAGAACATACGCCGAGTGCATTAAAACGGATGAATGGCCCGGCCTGAGAACACTATCACTGCCACGCTACGCAAAGGAATTGAGAAATGAGTAACCCACCAATCGCACAGGCGGACCTGCAAAAAGCACAAGGGACCGCGGTTAAAGAAAAAACAAAAGACCAGCAGCTAATCCAGTTTATAAACCAGCCAGGCATGAAGGCGCAATTATCAGCTGCCCTGCCGCGGCATATAACACCGGACCGCATGATCAGGATTGTCACCACCGAGATACGGAAAACACCATCACTGGCAACCTGTGACATGCAAAGCTTTATCGGCGCTGTTGTCCAGTGCTCGCAACTTGGCCTTGAGCCAGGTAACGCATTGGGACACGCCTACCTTCTCCCGTTCGGTAATGGGAAAGCTGCATCAGGGCAATCAAATGTTCAGTTAATTATCGGATACCGCGGCATGATCGACCTAGCACGCCGGTCCGGTCAAATAATCAGTATATCGGCCCGCACCGTGCGCGAAGGCGACAGTTTTCATTTTGAATATGGCTTAAACGAGGACCTTACGCACGTACCAGGCGAAAACGACTCGGGCCCAATCACCCACGTTTATGCAGTAGCCCGCCTGAAAGAAGGCGGCGTCCAGTTCGAGGTTATGTCTTTTTCTCAGATTGAGAAGGTCCGCGATTCAAGCAAGGCCGGTAAAAACGGTCCATGGGTATCTCACTGGGAAGAAATGGCGAAAAAGACCGTCATCCGCCGCCTGTTCAAATATCTGCCGGTATCTATCGAGATGCAGAGGGCCGTCATTCTGGATGAAAAAGCGGAGGCCAACGTGGACCAGGAACACGCATCTATTTTTGAAGGTGAGTACGAAACTGTATCGCCGGAATAACCCCACCGTTTCAGGATGAAGCGTAATGCAGGGATGCTGAGATAAGGAGTGATGATGTCTAAATTAACGAAAGAAGAAATTAAGTGGGTGGAAAAAGTGCAAAAAGCACTGAATGAATGCCCAAGCAAAAGAATCGGTTTTTTCACCATCGGCGATAGAGACCTTACTCTATATGACATTGAAAAAATGGACGAAATAATGAGTTATTTCGACGCTGGTAAGGCTGAGTACGGCGGGGCAGTTGAAAAAGCTGACGCGTTATTTGGTCGGCATCTTGTTTTCCCGAACTGCGTTGACGGTATATCTGGCTGATGCTGATAACAGAGGAATGAATATGAAAGATAGAATCAAATTCAGCGACGAAATGTTGGCCGCTGTTATTGCTGGCAGGAAGACGCAGACGCGGCGACTGATTGAGCCACAGCCCAAAGTAACGGAAAAGAGACTGCGTGAACTGGATGCATGGCAGGATGGTTACACTCTGTCTGAGCAGGTATGCACAGCATGGCGACATATGGGCGATGACTGTCCGTACGGTAAAGCCGGTGACGTTATCCCGTTTGCAGACAAAGACGGCAATATCAAAGGTCAAATTGAGATTGTCGATGTCTGGTTGCAGCAGGTGCAAGATATCAGCGAAGAAGATGCAATAGCGGAAGGCGTTGTTACTGGCCGCTATGGTAATGAAGGCAACTGGCTGAGAGGATTTTATGCGCCCGGAGGCAATCAGCCACATCAGAATGCAAAATCCGCATATAGCGAGATATGGCGTTCAATTTACGGTGTAGAGGCCTGGTATAAAAACCCGTGGTGCTGGGTTGTCGAGTTTAAGCAGATTCAGGGGTGAATATGAAAAGTGAAACATGTGAATTACTGAAATCAGACGACCAAATGACGCTGATGATGCGAGGTGAGCACACTGCTTTAAAGGTTATCGACACTGCCATTAAGTCAGGTGAAATTGAAGAGGAAGACCGGCAGCGGTGGGAAAATCACGACAGGTTTGATGTTGGATATTTCAAAGCCGTTCCGCGTGATGGATATTCCACATATTACTATCCATCAAATAAAGGCGTTAAAGGTGCGTTTTTAGCGACTACCTTGGTGATTTATTAATAGATTCAGGAGGGGTGATGTGATTGGTAAAGTATTTACAAGCCTCGGTTCATGTAATAAATTCGGTTGCAATAAAATAATAGTTCGCCTATCAAGAACTGAATCATCAATTATTAACGGTGATAGATTTGAATGTAGTCAATGTGACTCCGCTGGGATTATCAAAGTAACCGATAGTTATTATGGCGAGTGTTATATCGACAGTAATTACTCTCTTATACCAGACAAATAACCATGACAATCGGATTTGTATTACTACTGGTGATGCATGGCTCTGCTGTGCCTGTTACCGATGATATTTATACGCTCGAAGAATGTGAGAGCCGCGCAGTGCAGGTAATGACTGTGCGGAATGTTGAATTAGTATGTGCGGAGGTGGTTCGTGGAAAATAAATGTGTAGTTATTGAGATTGGCACTGGTGATAAAGTATTTTCAACCATTGATTATAAAGATGAACAATGTGTTGGATTATCAATATCTGAACGAAAAGATAACAATCGTGATATCGGAAATAAATTCACCTACCCGGAAGGCACAACAATTGGCGACCTTGAGCCAATCATTGTTGTTGTAACGCAGAATATCAACTCTCTGATAGCTTTGCGTGACCAGGTTGATGATGTGATTGCGTTGTTAAAATCAAAATGTGAGGCTGTCGATGAACAAATATCGTGACAAATCAGACTTTGAAATTAATAAGTCTGTTGCTGAGGAATTAATTCAATCCGGTTTCATTATTGGCGTTGAATATCATGACAAACATATATTAGTTATGGATAAGTATGCTAATAATTATCCATTCGACCCCTGCAACAACCCGGCGGACGCAATGCCGATTATTATTGAGAATAACATAAGCATTCTAGCGAACTGGGGCATAAATGGAGAATGGGCTGCGACATATGAACTATCAAGGCATATAAAATACAATAAAAATCCTTTACGTGCCGCTATGGAAGTATTCCTGATGATGAAGGATGCGGAGAATGAAAGCTGATTACGGCGGGAGCACAACACCAAAGGAATTGCGTGATTTATGGCAAACTCCCCTCCCGTTATTCTCAGCACTGGACGCTGAATTCGGTTTTTACCTTGATGCCGCCGCCGATAAAAATAATACCCTCTGCTCTCATTATCTCACCGAAAAAGACAACGCATTAAACTCAGACTGGCAAAGCTACGGTTCTATATGGTGCAACCCGCCGTATAGCGACATACAGCCGTGGGTACGCAAAGCTGCCGAACAGTGTGGGGAGCAACTGCAGCCGGTCGTGATGCTGGTTCCGGCAGATACATCCGTGGGATGGTTTAAATCGGCACTGGATACCGTTGATGAGGTCAGGTTTATTACCGGTGGCCGGATATCGTTTATTAACGCCGGCACAAACAAACCGGTGAACGGAAACAACAAAGGTTCTATGCTTTTAATCTGGCGACCATTCACCCAGCCACGCCGGATAATTACCACAGTTAACCGTGATGACCTGATGGATATCGGCAACCGGTTACTGGAAGCACAAATCTGAGGTGACCAATGACACCACAGGAAGCAGAGAACGGACGCAGACGAATAGCAAGGGAATGCCTGAAGGAATTAATGAAGTACACATCAGACGAACAACACACCGCGATACTCGACAAATACACACCGAAATTTAAACCACTTAATCACCTGCGCTTTCCGGCAAAGAGAGTGCTCGGGTATTACGTGCGTACGTTACAGAAGGAGATGAAGGATGGATAACATTAACGATGATTCTTTAATTGACATGAAGTTCATGACGCGAGATGCTGGCTTCACTTCCAAATATTTCTACAGCCAGATCAATAAAGGCAACCTGCCCAAGCCGATAAAAATCGGTGAGAGGTCGCGCTGGAAAATGGGTGATTACCGTAAGTGGAAAAACTCTTTTTCATGCCGTTAAAATGTCTTTGTGGGCATCTTTGCGGGCATCTCCTGCACACCAACATAAAATTACTAACAATTCCAATATAATGCGAGCGTGTTCGGTGTTTGCAGGGGACACCAAAATACCGCTCGTCTGTCCGTATCCACAATATGAACACCAGACTTACCGGATTCGGAAAAAATGTCCGTGATCCCGGCAGTTATAATCTATCCTCCGGATAAAAAAGCCCCGCAATTTAGCGGGGCATTGCTGATTTAATGTTTGAAATTATAGCTGCATCAAAAATCGAGCGTAAACCCACCAGTAAATGTTGGTGTTGTCGGTGTATCCGGCGGTGTACATGTCTGAGTGACCGGCGGACACGTAGGTTTCGGCGTTACAGGCGGACACGTAGGTTTCGGCGTTACAGGCGGACACGTCAGTTCCGGTTTTTCCGGCTCTTTACATTCACACCCGCATTTACAGCAGTTGTTAACAACAATGCTGATAACCGTCTGCCCACCCTCACAGCACATTTCCTTTGTTACTTTCCGCTCCGGAAGCCCGCATCTGCTCAAACTCCCGTATTGCCCGTTTATCGTGATTACAGTCCGCGATTGTTTTCATCGCATCCGTCAGCAGCAGGATCGCGCCGCCGTAAGTCAGTTCATCCGGGATAACCGGCAGCGGGCAGTCAGCGAGAAGATGAGCCGGAACCGGCACCACCGGCGCGGGCACGAATGTCTCTCTCGTATTGCTGCAACCCGCCGGTAACACGGCCAGGCACAGAAGCGGCAGCACATTCATCCTCTTTAAGTACGGTTTTAATAATTGTCTTAACATTGATATGCTCCGCCTCCTCCGTCTGCTTTGCCCGGATATTGCTGAGCGCAATATGATGTCCGGCCATAAACGCCACCCGGGTCAGATTATTAACAGCCAGCTGCTGGTCATACTTATCTTTCAGTATCAGATAATTACCTTTTACACCGCTGTACAGATGCAGTGTCAGCAACAGACAAGTCAGTATTACAATGCAGAGACCGGCCAGTATTTTTGTCAGTATATTCATGGATTTTCACACTGATAGTGGATAACGGCCGCCCGCGGATGTCCCGGCAGCGGCTGACAGTAATCCGGGAGTGAATACAGGTAACAGCCTGCCAGCAGGCAGGCTGTCAGTATGAGAATCGCGGCAATGATCAGCACTACAGGGTTGCACGACATACCTCACTCTCCGCTTCACGCCGGTTAATCAGCCCCTGCCACTGCCGGCCGCCGGCAAATGTCCAGCGTTTCATTTCCTCACAGGCACCGGCAATATCACCGCTGTTCAGTTTTCGCAGCATCGAAGAGCGGGAAAACGCCCCCGGGCCGACGTTGTAAACAAAGGAATAGATGGCAGCCCGGGTGGTGTCATCCACAGGAACCGTAATCATCGGATCAACCGCGCGGCGGATTTTATCCAGATCACGGTGCAGCAGCGCCCCGCATTCATCCGCCGTATAAATCTTTCCGGCCTGAATATCACTACCGGTATGCCCGTAACAGACAGTCAGCACCCCGGCCACATCGCGGTAGGGCCGGTATTCCACGCCTTCATAGGCCGGAATCAGCACCAGAGCGGTAGAAATTGCGCCGCCAGCTGCTGCAGCAATGACTTTTTTGCTCAGATTATCCTTCATGATGATCTCCGGCTTTTATCTGAAACTCTTTCCGTCGGTAATACCAATTGATAAAAAATGTACCGATGGTGCAGACAATCCCGATAAGGACTGCCCACTGATCCAGCGATAACACACCCAAAACGGAAGTGATAAGCCCCCAGGTATATGCTGCGGGCCCGGAATATTTATCTGACATGCTCATATACACTCCCTTGCAGAGTGTTCCGTAAATATTATTGAAAGGTAAACTCAGATAATGTCTGAAATATAAAAATTAATGTAAGGTCGTTTTCGGTTCTTTATTCCTTACTGCCTTTAATCGTGAATCAATATCGGTAATTGCAGAACATCCGAACCCCGGAGAAATAAAGGCTTTATTGACCACACGCCCGCAGAATTTAATCCGTTTCATTCCCTTTGACGGACATTTCATTACAGGATTAGGTTCAGGTTCTCCCCTGATTTCACGGACATAGCGGTACAGACGCGTGACAGCATCCGGTGCCACCGCATATTGCGGAATATAATGCCGTCCCTGCTTAACCATCCCTGTTTTTATCAGACTGCCGATTTTATGCAGGATAGTGGTATATGTGCGGATAAATATTTCAGATGTCTCTGTATATCGCGCAGCATCACTGTTGGTAAAGCAATCATAATCCCGGCAGGCCCGGATAATATTGACGTATATTTTAAATTTTTCCTCAGTCATAATATATCCTCTGAAGTATCATCCTGTAAATTACCGGCTGCGCTGCGTATTAAACGAAGCAGAGCCGGATGTCATTAAATAAAAATAATGTGCAGGGCAAATTTAAATAAAGTTACTGAATATAAATAGTGCCGGGAAATACCGGCGACCATCCCGCTTACGGGATGCTTTTTTGATGGCAATGCATTCAGCATGCCGGAGCCTGTTCACACACGGAGTGGTTCAGGCTGTTGGTGCGCATTTTTCAGCGCAGTCTGTTAAAGAGCGGGCAACAGTATCTGTTGATAGACAAATAATATCATAACTATTAAATATGTCAATATCTTTAGTATTGACAAAAATTCTGATTTTGGTATTAATATTGTATGAATGAAAAACGACAACTGACGACAGAACAGCTGGCAGACTGCCGAAGACTGAAAGCTTTGTATGAGTCAAAGAAAAAAGAGCTGGGTATCACCCAACAGAGCATTGCTGACATACTGAATATCAGCCAGGGCGCCGTCGGTCACTATCTTAACGGCCGTAATGCATTGAATTTACAGACAGCAAGTGTGTTCGCCACGCAACTCAATGTCCCTATTTCTGATTTCAGTCCGTCTCTTGCCGCAGAGGCGCAGGCACTGAGTGCCGCTATTGACAGCAATATTTCCGGCCTTCGCCCTTACAAACCCTCCCCGAGATACCCGTTAATCAGCTGGGTACAGGCGGGTGCCTGGAATGAGGCGAATGAAGCTTACGGGCTGGATCAAATCGACGAATGGTATGAATCAGAAACCCATGTTCAGGGGGCCGCATTCTGGCTGAGAGTCGAAGGCGAATCCATGACCGCACCAACCGGCAAGAGTGTGCCTGACGGCTCTTTGATCCTGATCGACACCGGCAAAGATTCCGAAAATGGCAGCCTGGTCGTCGCAAAGCTGACGGATTCTAACGAAGCAACGTTCAAAAAACTGGTGATCGATGGCGGCAACTGGTATCTGAAAGGACTCAACCCGACGTGGCCGGCCATGAAAGTTAACGGTGACTGTAAAATTATCGGTGTTGCCGTTCAGATGATGATGAAACTGTAATCATCTCCTGCCGCCCTCCTGCCGGAGGGCATTTTACTATTCACAGATAATACTCTTAGTATTTATTTTTCGGAAAAAATAATACCTTATAATAATACCATTAGTATTTTTATGCTGATGGTTCAGAAATAAAGGGAGGTAAAAATGAGTTGCCGCGGATATCAGTGCGCCAGAGCCCGCCGGGCTGCACGCAGACAACAACTACAAGCGGAATACCGGCTCAATGCAGCGCTGAAAGCCGCCATCAACGGAGAATGCAATGAAAAACCGCCGGTTTTATCTCTGAACAGACGTCCGATGGACAGAGTCACAAAAGCACTCTCTGTCCGTCGCACTTATGCTGTAATTCACCCGGTATTGACAACATTATCCGACCGAATGCAGTTTGACGTGTGATCCGAGATATTCCCGCTTACGCTGGTTATCAGCCGCTTTGTAGCATTCAGGATACAGTGCCGCGATCTCGGCCATTAATTGTGCTGGTGTGTTAACTGATTCAATTTTTGATGCAAGAGCCAGTGCCATATCAAAAGCGACCCGCTCTACCGGATTATATTTTGGTGAAAAGATTTTATTTGGCAT